AGCACCGCCGTTGCCGCCGTTCAAACAGCCAGCCATAAACATCAGCGCAATAAGCGGATCAGCAAACACAGTGCCAGCATTTCCGCTCACACCATCTTTTCCATCCGCATCATAACTGCCGCCGTTGCCGCCATAAGTGCCGCCAGTGCCGCCAGTGCTGCCAACACTGCCATAACCGCTGCCGCCACCGCCGCCGCCGTAAGTGCCGCCAGTACCGCCTGTGCCGCACCCTGCATCAGCAGAGCCTCTGCCGCCGCCACCGCCGCCGCCGTATTTTCCGCCCGCGCCACCGTTGCCGTTATAACCACCGCCGCCGCCTGCGCCGCCTGCGCCGCCCGCGCCAATAGCACCCGCTTTGCCGCCCTCAGCAGTCAGATAATCGCCAAAGGATGTTGCTCCACCATCAGTGCCAACAGCCGCAGATCCGCCGCTGCCGCCTGCGCCACAAACAATGCTCACTGTCTCACCCACAGGCAGGATCAGCTTCTCAATAACAACATACCCGCCGCCACCGCCGCCAACACGTCCTGTAACATTACCATCACTGCCGCCGCCACCGCCGCCGCCGCCCACGGCCATGACGATGAACTCATCATTCTTCGCCGCAGGAGCAACCCAGTTGCAGGAGCTATCGATCATCTGGATCACCAGATCCTCCACGGTGTACTGCTTGGCCAGCGCCGCAAACATATCGTTCGGCGTGGCATCGCCGTCAAGACCCATCAGCTGCGCTGTGGCATCGCTCAGCAGCGCGGACTTGGCCAGCGGAGTCCCTTCCTGCGTCGGCTCGTCCGCCCTTGCCATAACGGCGTAGAACGGCGCGCCGCCGTTTTCCGGGGTGATCAGCACCCGCCCCGGCTTTGTAGGTACTCTGTCAATCATGTTTAAACCTCCCCGGAATAAAGATCGCCGCTGCAAAACCGTGCGGCCACAATGTTGGTCAGAAGATTGTCCACCGTCTGCAGGATCTTCTCAATGTCATTCGCCTTGGTGTAGGTGAGTCCCGCGAGATCTACAGGGACATCCGGCGTGTCAGCCATCAGAGCAAACGCGCTCCGCAGCGCCTGCAGATCAGTCAACAGCTGCAAGACTTCTGCCGGAGACCCCCACTCCTCGTCCGTCCAGTCCACGCGGGGTCTGACGTTCACCGCATACCCCGCAGAGCGCAGGCATCCGGCCACATACCGCATCGCCTCGCCCACACGGTTCAGATCCTCCGCGCAGTAGGATCCCTTTGCCGTTCGGTTATCCACATCCGCACGGGTGCGGTCTGTGATCAGATCGTCAATGATGCTCAATTGACCGCCTCCTTGTCCCAGTAGACCACAATGAACCCGTCGCCGCCCTTCACGCCCGGCGTGCCGGGCTCCGGCTTGTAAACGGTCTTGTAGTAGGTGCCGGCAGGGTTGCCCTCACCGTCCACCATGTCCCGCTTTTCGTGCAGGCCGTGGGCGCCGCCCTTGCCTGCCGCGCCGCCGTCCGAGGTGCCGTCCAGCGGCGCAGGAACGCCGCTGCGGCCATAGGCATTGCCGCTGGCAATGTCGGTATAGGCAGGGCTGTAACGCCGACCAGCGGCGCTGGAGAAGGCGCCAAAGGTACTTTCCTCTCCCTCCGGCACATCCTCGCCGTAGGCACCCGCAGCGCTTCCGGCGCCGCAGTAATAGGCGATCGGGACGCCCGCGTTGACCTCGATCGTTCCATGCCAGATCTTACCGGCAAGTCCGTCGCTGCCGTTCGCCGCGTAGTTGCCGCTCTTGGCAAGGCCGCTCTCCGTCTTGAGCACACCGTCGGCGCCCGCCGTGCTGCCCTGTCCGCCCTGCCCGATGATCACCCGCAGGTTGGCGGCCGGCGGCGTCCATTCGCCGCTGCCGGTCAGCACCACGCACTCTTCGTACAGGAAGGATCCGTCTGCCTGCAGGAGCGTGGTCTTGCAGTCCTGCAGGAATCCGTCACGGACTTCAAAGGTCTGCGAAACACGGCGGCCCGTGGTGGCGCTGCTCTCGTCCAGCCAGACAGTATCCACGTCACCGATCTCCGTGGCGGGATCTCCCCGCCCCACCGTGTCCAGACGGTTGCCGCCATAGGTCGCGAGGATCATGCGGGCAGATGCCAGCGCCTGCTCCTGTGTGTGGATGAAGGGATTTGTGATGGTCTTGGTCTCACCGCTGCTGGAACTGGTTCCGGCCACGGTGATCTGCACCCCGTCCGTCAGGTTGAAAACCAGCATGGCGATGTCCTTGTTGGCCTTCATGGTGGGATATTCGGCAATGTCCCGCAGGGTGATCCGGCCGCCCTCGTTCCAGAGCGGCTCTACTGTCAGATCTCCGGTATCGTCGGCCGCCCGCGGCCATGTGCCGCTGGCCTGACAGACCCACCGCAGGATGTCCCCGCAGGTCTTGCCTGCCACCGCAGACCGGTCCAACGCCGTCACAGCGGTTCCGGCACAGTCAGGATCCACCCGGTACTTGTCGGCAAAATTCTCGCCCAGCTGCGCCGCGACGGATGCGACCCACCCCTCCACGGTAGCAGGCAGCTCCTCCGGCACGACATACACGCGATCCACCAGCAGGCCGATGATATCCACCAGACTCCATGTGATGGTGACCCCGTTGTCGCTGGTGGACCAGCCGGGGCTCTTCTGGTAGTACACGCCGCGCGGTTTGTACTCCATGGATCCGTCCGGCAGCCGCACGCCCAGTTCGATGCCGATGCCCTGCCGCTCCTCGATGCTCTGGAAAAGGTTGTCCTTCTTCCGCGGCTCAAAGCGCTTGGTGTGGTTATCCAGCACCAGCTGGCAGGTGTTGTACGGCAGGCTCATACAGCTGATATCGCCATTCTGGACGATGGAGAGCTCCGCCAGCATGCGGCCGTCCCAGAACTCATAGATGCCGGGAACGATCTCAGCGATACGAAGCCGTCTGCGGGGCAGCGACCATTTGGAGACCGTCACCCGAATGGCATCCGGATCAAAAACGGTAAAGCCGTCAAAGGCCAGATGGTCGGCCACATTGCCGGTGATCTCCTGAGAAAAGACGGCCGTGCCGCCCTGCATGACCTCGACCGTGAGATCCACGGGGATACCGTCCACGTCCGATGTGGAGAAAAACACGCTGCAGGCCTGCAGCACATCCACATTGGTGAATCGCTCTTCCACCCACACAGGCGGGTCGAAGACACCCTCCGCATCGCACAGAACGTCTCCGACAAACCCAACGGCGCCGGTCAGCGCCGCGGGATCATCGGGGATCAGCCCCTGAGAGCCGTCCAGGATCCATCTGCCCGGCTCCAGCGTGGCGTAGGCCGCCGGCTGCTCAAAGAGCTTGTCGCACAGTTGGGAGGATTTGCTCCACGGCGCCTCGCCGGAGCTGCTTGCCTCCGCCCACTCCAGATCAGGGTCGATCACGCTGACGCTGGCACGAATCCCGATACGCCGTTCAGCTGCCACGATGGCAGCCTGATATTCAGCGGTGCGCTCAAGCATGAGGCTCCACCTCCCGCAGTTCGAAGGCCAGATTGTGCCACAGGCCCTTTCCGTTCTTCGCAAAAGAGAACGTGGGCTGGGTCAGGCTGACGCAGAAGAAGGTGGACACCACCATCTCGTCGCTGTTGTCCGGCAGAACCGCCGCCGGAAAGGAATCTCCCCGGCGCAGGATCTCCAGCATCTGCAGACGGGTCTCGTTTTCCATGTAGTCGAACTGGTAGCGCACCCGCCAAACCTTGCCGGGTTCCTTCAGTTCCTTCACCATGTTGCCGGCGGCCATCACCTTGGTGATGGACAGTTCCTCCGGCCAGCAGGCGTACCGGTCGTGGCTCACATGAGGCAGCGCCACGCCGTCCAGGATGATCTGAGTCGGTTTCATGTGTCATTCCTCGCTTCCGGGTTGGATTTCTCTACGAACCGCAGGTCCTCGATGGTTTCCTGATAGAACTTCTTTCCGTTCACGACCATGTTCAGTTCGATGGTGGTCTTGCCGCCCGCAGTCTGGTTTGCCGCCACAGCGTTGACAGCCGTGGCCACCACGGTCTGAAGGTCGGAAACCGACACACCCTGCTGCACCCTGCCGGGATCCGCCATCAGCGCCCGCAGGGTGGCGGCCTCGTTGGCCGTCAGCACGGCCTCACCCTTGTGCAGCTGCGCGACGTATCCGTCATAGGGCACGTAGCTCAATCCATTGGCATGGCTGCCGTCGTAACCCCATGTCGGGGCGCCGCTCCACTCGTCCACCTCGTCCACCTGCTCGCTCATCCGCTGGAACCAGCCGATGAATTCCTCGATGGCCTCGCTGGCACCGACAATAATGTCGGTCACAAGCTGAACGGCGCCCGTGCCAAAGGTCACCAGCGCCGTAGCTGCAGGTGCAAGAGCTTCGCCCAGGCGGCCGGTGGCAGCCTCCCAGTCTGCCTGTGCCTCGTTCATCTTCACGATGTCTTCGTTGGCAGCGATCCAGCCTTTGCCGGCTTCTGCAAGGCCCTGCTTTGCCAATGCCTGCAGCACAATGTTCTGCCGCTGCCCCTTGGTGCTGGCTTCTTCCAGTTTGGTGTTGAATTCATCCTCACTTACACCAGCCCAGTTGAGCACATCCGCGAAGACACCCGTCACCTGCCCGGCCTGAATGGTTTCGTTGATTGCCTCCGCCAAGCCATCGATGGGAATGGAATCGCCGTAGGTGGCCCAAGCACCAATGGCGGAGTTGACCACCGTCATCAGGTCATCCTGTTCCATGCCGATTGCCTGCAGATTGGCTACGGTGGTGGCCGCCGTCTGGGTGTCCCCCAGCACGGAATACAGTTTCCGGTAGGCCTCTTCCGTTTCCAGTGCCGTGTATCCGGCCCTCTGACTGGATTCCTCCAGCGTGCCCATGATCTTCCGGTACTCCTCGGTGGACTCCACGATGCCCATTACCGCATCCTTCACCGCCACCAGACCGCCCACGATGGCACCGCCGGCAACGGCAGTCTTGAGAGCGCCCACGTTCTTGATGAAGCCGCCAAGGCCGCCGCCCATGGAGTCCATGTCACCGGCCGCCTCCTTGACCTCCTTGCCGAAACCGTCAATGGAGTGGGCAGCGTGATCGGAGTTGCGCTTGGCCTCCTCCAGATAGCGGTTGTTGTCCTGCAGCTCCCGCTCCATCTTGATCAGTTCGGTTCTGGCCTGATTCAGCTGCCGGTGGTAGTTGTCCACACGCTTATCGCCCTCACCGTAGGCCTCGGTCGCCTCCTCCAGCGCCTGCGTCAGCGCACGGACCTTCTCCTGCTGCTGGGTCATCTCATCCCGGAGGATCTTGTCCTTGGCCGTCAGAGCCTCCAGACTGTTGGCCTGACCCTCAAACTCTGCGGTCACCAGCTGCATATCGCTCTTCAGGTTCCGCAGTTCTCCATTGACATTGGAGAGTTGCTTTTTAAATTCCGCCTCTCCGTCCAGCTTGATGCTGGTGGAGATCACTCTTGTTGGCATATGTCAATCCTCCTTCTTGGGGTTCCGGCGCTGCCGTTCCAGCCGGATCAGGTCAAGCACCGCCCCCGGAGTCAGCATCAGACCCTCCCGAACAGAGAGTCCCAGAACCTGCGTAGTCCATTGGAACCACCGCGCCCACGTGAGGCCGGTCCCGTTTTTTTTTGAAGTTCTGCGAGACCGAGATCGATCTCTTCCTCCTCGTCCGGCACCTCCCGTTCAAATCCGATGGTAAAGGCCTGCCGGATGGCGGCTCGCGCACGGACCACATCCACCGGCCCCAACAGCCGCTGCGCCTGCATGGGCGTCAGCATCGGCATCGGCTCCTCGCCCAGGAAGCGACGCACCGCCTCCCCCTGCTGCGCCAGCTTCACCAGCATCCAGCAGGTATGATCAAAGCTCTCCCGGCTGGTACCCGTCACCAGATCCAGCAGATCGCCCTTGGTGCCAAACTCGTCGTAGGCGTCAAAGAGCGCCGCGCCGTTGAGGATCAGGTGGTAAACCTGCCCGTCGAGTTGAAATTCCACGGTTTTCAAGCGATTCCAGCTCCTCTCGATAAAGCACTATACGGATGGAGCGGTTCTATCCGCTCCATCCGTGTCAAAATCAGGCAGTAGCCAGAGGCAGCTTCTCATCCAGCCATGCAATGGCCTCTGCCTCGGTGGCGAAGTTGTCAGAGAATTCCTGGAACACGCCGTTGGCGGATGCCTTGCCGACAAAGTGTGCCTTGCCGTTGGCAAAGGTGATGCTCTGGCCCTTGGTGTTATAGCTGGCGCCCTGACGGCTGCCCTTCAGGCTGGTGTAGCGCACGCCCTGGAATAACTTGCTGGTGACGCCGTCCTTCTTCACCATCTTGGTGGTATAGAAGGCAGCGCCCACATCAGGGGCAGCATCTCCGGTCTTGTAGGCGATACCGCCATCCTCGCCCAGCGTGGCGCCGTAGATCAGGGCAGCCACTTCCATGGGCAGCTCCGTGATCTCCACGTCCACGCCCAGTTCCTGGAACTCGCTGACATACTCCTGCAGCTCGTTGTCGCCGTAGTTCTTGGCCTCGGCATAGGTGATGGTGTCGGTCACCGCCACCAGAGCGCCCATGCTCACGGCCGTCTCATAAACAGGGAAAGCGTCTGCCACGGTGTCAGAAGTGATCTTAGCCACCCGCAGGCCCTTTGCGCCATAAATTGCCATAGGAAATAACCTCCATTCTTTCCTGTGCCCGCAGAAAAGGCCGGAGCCTATTCCGCAAGCACATGCTCACAAAAATCGGCTCCGGCCTCTGGGGTCTCATGCCCGCTGGGCTCCGGCCCTTACAGATTCAAACTATTCAGCCATCTGTTGTAGACGGCATATTCAGCGGCCACCATTTCCTCGGCGCAGGCCTCGTTGGCTTTAGCCATCCACTGCTTGGCAGGGATCCCCTTTCGGGGTGCGCCAAACTCATGAATGAACCCCACCTCATTGTTGGTGACCTCAACGGTGTCTCCACCGACCGTGTAGGTTCGCCCGTGCTTGGACCTTTTATAGGCCTTTGTCACTTTTCGACGGTTTCGGTCGCCGTGCTTTCCTTCAGGATAGACCAGCACATAGCGTTCGCTGATTCCACCGCGCCTGCGAACCTTGGAGTGAGCCGTGATGCTGTTCCGAAGCCTGCCGCTATCTACCAGACCGAGAGCCTGAACAGACTGCTTGTGGGCCGCCACAACGACCTTTCCGCCTTCGACCAGCATTTCCTCCACGACATCATCCGGAATTGCAGCAAACTCTTCAAAGGAAAGCGACAGTTGGTCGATGCCTTTTGCATTGAACCGTGCCACGCTCAGACCTCCGCCAGCATCTCACCCTCAAAAACGAAGTGCTCGAATTCCTGATCTCCGGCAGGGGTCACGGTGGGCCATGTCATGCCCGCCGCGGCCAGAGCGGAACGGAGTCTCCGTTTCTTCGTGCGGATCTCAGCTTGCTCGCTGATGCCCGGCTCCCACGGGAACATCCAATGGACCTGCACCGAGCACCGGATCACTTCCGGCTCGTCATCACCAATGAGATCCGGCATCTCTGTGTAGTTATACACGCAGTATTCCAGCGCGTTGCCGCCATAAAGATTCGGCACGCAGATCTCAACGATCGGCTTAACTGCCGCCTCGATTCTCTCTCCGATACTCATGCTTCACCTCACCACACGCCGGTGTCGGTTTCAGACACCGCAGGCCGCAGGCGGCTCACCGTCAACTCAGCCATCAGTTCCTCGGTCTTATAGGCACGGATAATGCGGTAAGCGCTGCCATGATACTCAAGGCGCTGCTCGTCGTGGTAATCATCGTACCAACTGGGGAGCGTCACCATGAATTCCGGTCGGAGGCCGACGGCCATAGCCTCATAGGCCTCCCGCCCGTACACGGAAGAGATCTCCGCATAACTGGTATGCCGGGACTCGTCCCCGGTATCCGGGTCACGCTTGACCAGGGTCACCTCTTCAGGAAAGGTATACTCACGATTCGCCATCGCTCACCCTCGCCTTCTCGCTGATCAGCCGGTCATGGATGTCCGTCCGCAGATGCTCCGGCATGACCGTGACCTTGCGGGCACGCCTGCGGAACATCCAGGCGGCATAGTCCACCTGCAGCTGCACATCCAGCGGATCATCGTCGTTCACCGTGATGCCGGTCTGCGCCAGCTTGGAGACTGCAACGGTGAGCAGCTGCTCCAGCTGCTCCTGACGGCCGACCGGCAGCGTGTGCATATCCAGCTCCAGCTGGAGCATTCTCAGCTTATCAATCGCCATGCGTCACAGCCTCCTCACTCACAGATCAGACACCTTCATCCTCTTCGGAGGCTTCAGCAGCATCCTCATTAGCAAGGTCTTCGGCGAATTCGGTGCCGGTCGCAGGAGCAGCGTTGCCATAGTTGACAGCCACGAAGCCCTCACCGATGGCGGGCTTGCCGTCCATGCGCTGGGTAGCAACGAACACGGTCTGGTCTTCAACCATCATGGGGATGTCGCTGCTGCGCACATTGGCACCGGCACGCTCCACCAGAGGATACAGATCCATGAAGCCACCGCTGACCTCATAGTCGGGGATGAAGTCCAGCTCAACGATCTCGCCGCCGATGACAGGCATGGTGTTGGTCATGCCGGCAGTCAGAGCCGCAGCGCTGTTGAAGGCCAGAGCACGGGTCATGATGTCCATGTGAGTCTTGCGGTTCATGACCCAGGTAGCCTCGCCGGTCAGGGAGTATGCGGGATCAGCCACAGCCAGAGCGCCGATCAGCTTGCTGAAGAACTCGGTGCCGGTCAGAGCGGTGCCTGCGAACTTCAGAACATGGGTAGCGCTCAGGTTGGTGAATGCGCCCTGATTGGTGCCCCACCATGCAGGCTGAGTACCAGCTGCCAGGCGGGTCACATAACCCACAGGCATCTTGACGCCGGTGCCGTACACGATGGCCTTATCAATACCGCGGCCCAGAGCGGCGCCCATCAGCTCCATGACCTCGGTAGCCAGGCCCAGATCGTCATCATCCTCCAGCGTGCTGTTGGGGATGGCCAGATAACCGCCCACCTTGTAGCCGTCCATCTCCACCTGAGTGAAGGTCAGATCCAGCTCATTCAGAGAGCCAACGGCCTCGGTCCAGACAGCTTCGGGAACAGTGCCGGCAATGTTCTGGCGTGCCTTGCCCTTCAGAGGCTTGTACTTGACGCGGCCGATCAGCTTGGAATACTTGGTCATGTTCTCACGCAGCAGACCCAGCATAACTTCGGGAATGCCCAGCTCAGCGCCGGTGACAGATCTCTTCTGGCCCTTCATCTCACGAACGCGGGACAGGAAGTCCTTGACCTCCTGACAGCCCATGAAGGCATCGCGCTCCTGCACGGACAGGCCGAAGAACTTGGTACGGGTCTGAACAGTATTGATTTCCATGTTTCTCTCATCCTTTCTCTCAGCGGCGCCGGGCTTCTGGCCACGGGCCTGTCTTGCGTTTTCCTCCGCCTCGCGGATCTCTGCCTGCAGCGCCTCAACGGCAGAACGGGCCTCACCCAGAGCGGTCTCGTTTTCGCTGCGCTCGGTCTCGAAGGCCTCAACGGCCTCTTCCACGGCGGTGCGTTCCTCTTCGGTCTGAGCTTCGGCAATGTCAGCCTCCAGTTCAGCCTCACGAGACTCAAAGCCGGAAGCGGCCTCTTCCAGAGAACGCACAAGAGCCTCGGCCTCAGTCAGCTTTTTACGCAGCAGCAAAGTTTTCAGTGCCATGTCAATTCCCTCCAATTCTTTTTCTCATGTTTTCACGCCAGACCTCAGCCTGACGCTGCCGGATATCCTCCAGCTCCTGCTTGCGGGCGGCGACGCTGGTCTCCTCGTACGCGGGGAACGTGCAGACGCTCACCTCAAACAGCTGTCCGACCTTCTCGATCTCCCAACGGTAGGACCCGCCGCCAAGATCCACAAAGGTCTCTCGCTCGATGGTAAATCCAAAGGAACACTGGTCAACGTCACCCCGCTGGACGCGGGAATAAAGGTTCATGGCGTCGCTGTCGTTCCTGTTGATTTCGATACTACCCCACAGACCGTGGGCATCCTGCTTCAGATCCAGAGTGCCGGCCTTGTTCCGCCCCAGAACCAGCGTGCTGTCATGATTGATCAGAGCACGCACATCCTGCCCAAGGCAGTCATCAAAGGCGCCGGGCTTCACCACTTCGGTGGCGCCGTCCCACAGTTCATACGGGGAATCAAATACGCTGAAATATCCTTCAATGCGAAGGATCCCGTCCGCTTCGCGGGTCTGGAACTTCTGTGCCAGGCAGCGAATCTGCCGGTTTTCACGATTCCGTTCCATGTCAGTCCTCCTCTTTCAGTTTTTTCTGCTGGCCGATCATGCCAGCGGGGATGTAGTTCTCAAGCATCACCAGTTCGTTCAGGCCCTTCTTGGGGCTCAGGTCAAGCCAATCCCGGACCTCGTTTCCGGTCATGATGCCGCGGACATACTGATCGTCGCCGATCTTGGCAAGGGTCTCATAGTCATAGGCGTAGAGTTTTCGGGTGTTGAACTTGAAATAAAGTTCCGTGGAGACCAGCAGCTTCTTGGTCAGCTCCTGTGCGATCCCGTTCGCGATGGGGATCACAGTTCTCTGGATAAAGTTGTTGTAGGCATCCTGATCATACTCGCCCACGCCCACCAGGAAGGGCGGCACCGCGAAGGCAGCCGCCACGGCCCGCTTGTCCAGCTCCACGCTGTCATTGATAGCCAGATCGGCCAGAGACAACGGCTTCACGGTGATGACATCCATCAGTTCGGAGGGGATCACCCAGGGCTCACCGGCTGTCTGCCCGGCCACATATTCGTCCAGCAGCTTCCGGCGGCCCTTGATGCCCGCAAACTCATCCGCCAGAGCATCCACCTTCACGATCACGCTGGGCTTCCACTTATCGCTCAGGAAGCTGTTAGTGGTGGCTGCCGACTGCCGCAGATTCTGCAGCACATCCCGCAGCTGGATCCGGACGCCGCGGCCGCGCCAAGGCTGATGCAGATCCGGACGGAACACGAAGTGCAGCACTTCATCGGGGAAGAATGTGCGGCCCTTCCACCGGACGATGTAGGATCCGCCGTCCACATTACCCACAGAATAGGCACCAACCATCGGCACCAGATCCTCCAGATATCCGCCGTTGGTCATCGGCAGCGCATAGGCGTTGCCATCGCCGCTGGTCAGCATCGTGGTGATGATCCAGTCCACGAAGGTCTGGCGGGTGCCCAGGCTGTACGGATTGATGTCCATGAACTTACTCAGCTCGTTCCGGACACGCACATCACCGTCCGCCGTGTTCTTCATCAGGTGGATTGTGGCGTTGCTCACAGGGGCGGAGATGGCCTGCACCGCGCTGGCCACATCAGGGCTCTGGATCAGGGAGGAGTAGCCGCTCACCGCCAGGCTGTCAGAACAGGCGGCCTCCATCAGCAGGGACTTCAGCCGGTCGGCGCCGCCGCTGCTCCGGACGCTGCGCACAGGGACTCGTTTACTCACTCAGTTTCACCTTCTCTCTCAGATTCGCTGTCAAACCATCCGGCACCTTTTCCTCTGGATTCAAGATCCTCCAGATAGGCGCAGGCCGCGAAAACGGCACAGTCGAACACGTCGATGCGCAGATGTGGCTCCAGCTTTTCATACATGATCATGTCGTCCGCCTTTTCAATACCGCGGACGTTCTGCACACAGTACTCAAAGGGCTCTGCATGCATATAGTACAGGGTGCCGCGCTTGGCGCTGGCCTCCAGATAACGGAAGCCCTCGCTCTTCCGGGTGAACAGCTGCGGCTGGTCCTTGATGGGGAACTTCTCCCGCTTCATCTCGATGTAGTACTCCCGGCAGAACTTACGGTCATGACCGATGCGCTTGATCTTAAAGCCTCGGCCCCGCTTGTCCTTGTACCACCTGACCACGTCGCTGTGGTTCGTCACAGCATCGTTGGTCATGTCCAACCACCCGTCATCCTTCCAGCCGAAGAGCGGGATCTGATCCTCCCTGGCCTTCTCCGTGGCAGCCATGACGGGGAACCAGCAATGCGGGATGATGATATCCACGCCCTTGTAGTTGCCAAAGAGGCAAGCTGCCGTCAGGTCATGCAATTTGGAAAGGTCGCTTCCGCCATACCACTTGATCGGCATCCGGCGAATATCCTCCAGAGTCCAGTCATAGTTCCGGTCGCTGCGCCGGAACTCTTCGATGTCGAAGTAGGCCCGCAGCGAAGCGGTGAAGACGTTCAGACTCTTGTTCAGGAACTCCGGCCGGAGCTGGGGATCCTCCTTCGCCTGCATGGCGTCGTTGATCATCTCCTGCGGTCGGATGCTCTGTCCCCAGCCGGGGTTGCAGCCGGCAAGCACTTCCGGATTCGTGTAGTCCACGTCACCGTTGTCATCCTTCGGCGCCGCGGCAATGAACACAAAGATGCTGTCCGCCTCTGCGCCGGTGATGGATCCGTTCAGGATCTTCCGGCAATACTCCACACGCCGCGCCAAAAAGCCCTGGCTCAGCTTACCGCCGGAGGAAATGATGATGATCAGCTTATTCGTGTAGGCCTTCGTGGCATCCTTCAGGACCTGATAGTTGGAGGCACTCTTGTAGGTATGCGCCTCGTCAGCGATGATGATGTTCGCGTTGAAGGAGTCCATCTTCTCAAAGGAGGCAGCCAATGCGTTGATGGAGATATACCCGTCTTCACCCACGTCACCGGTGATGCTGCGTTCCATGTTGTTGTCAATGATCCGCAGGCCGCCCTCCGGATCGGCATCCACCGTCAAGCGATTCCGCCGGAGATTGTACTTCAGGAAGTCAAAGCCCTCCAGAGCCTGTTTCAGGGCGCCGCCCACCTCGTAGACCTTGGAGGCCGACTGCCGCTGGTAAAGTGCCAGAGCCCACGCCAGAGCCGCCGCGAAGGTGGTTTTGATGTTCTTCCGCGGGATGAAGTCCAGGACTTCCTTGAACCGCCGCTCCTCCGTGCCCTTGATGTAAAAGCCCATGATGTTGTAGATCATGAACTTGTGGTAGGGCAACAGCAGAAACGGTGTGCCGCGCAGAGTCGTGGCGTCCAGAAACTCGCCCTGCTGGTGGCAGATCGTGGTCTCAATGATGGCAACGATCTCCGCCGCCGGTTCGCTGCGGAAGTCCCATTTGGGGTTTTGCAGATCCCGCAGGTACCGCTCGCAGGCCTGCCGGATCTCGACACACGCCGCGATTTCACCGGAAAGGACTCCATCCACGTAGTCATCCACGCTCTTCTGGAAGTCAGCGCCGTGATCCAGCGCATAGGAATGAGCCTCATCCAGAAGTTCCTCCAACCGGCTGCGCTTGGATACCGCTTTCTCTTTCAGCTGCTCCTGAACCCGCTTCAGGCTCTTGGGAGTCAGCCCCAGCTGGTTCTTCAGCGCCATGATATCTTTGCGCAGCTGATCCACAACAGCATAGTGCGGATCCTTGGCGGTATAGGTAGCGCCGGTCTTGTTCACCAGCTCGGCCACCATCTGGCCGCCGTTGGCACGCCAGGTCTTCTCCGCCTTGGAAAGTTCCCGTTCCGTCTTGGCCAGCTGCCGGATCGTGGAATCAAAAATCGGGTTATAGGTGCCGACAGCCTCCATGTCGGCTTTGATCATGGCCTCTCTGCCCACGGGTTACCTCCGCATTTCATTGTGGTCGAAATCCGACCGTTTCGCAGTCCTCTGCCGGAAGGCCGGTCGTTGGTTGACCGGTCTCCGTGGAAGAAGGGTTCGGACGGAAGGGGACAGCCGCCCGGCACAGGACTGCGATGGTTCCAGCACATTCCCCAGCCCTGCGCCTTGCGGCACAGAGCGGGGAGTCCATTAAGACAACCGACCAGCCAGCCTTCGCCCAAAAGGCTGGGGAATGTGCTGGAGCTCGCGCAGGCGCGTCGTTTGCGGGCGGGCATCCGGGTGCGTGTCCCACGCTGCGCGCTGCGCGGGATTCCTTTCGGCGGCCGCCGGCGGGCTCCGTCGGAGGCTCTCCGAACCCCCTCGGAGTTTTTTCCCGCCGTCGGAAAGAGTTCCGCCTCCGGTTACCACCCGACCTCGGAACCGCCCTCCGAAGCCGGGGGGGATGCCCTGCGCCGCCAAGTTTCGCCCAACGGTGTCAGCTTCCCGGTCATCCGGTCATGCATAGCGTCATGCCGCTTGCTGGACAAGCTGATCAGGTTCCACGGCTGCCATGCATACTCCGGATAATCCTCGGCCGGCCAAATGTGATGCACGGTGTTAGCCTCCTCGGTAATGCCGTACCGTCGGGCCTCCTGGCACTTGTACTTGTCACGCCGGAGAATCGACTCCCTGAGTTTCCTCCAGCGCCGGCTGTGATATCCAGGCCACATAGCTCCTCCCTGCTGAGAAAGGCATCTGCGGCTCGTCAGCCCAGGCTATCACCTCCGGGCAAAACAAAAAACGCCGAAGCCCTGATCCGTCCCCTTTCGGGAAGGTCATGGGCTCCGGCGTTTAACGCTCCGGCCTCTCTCGATATCCAGGATGATCTCCGTTTTGCACGCCCGGCAGAACACCGGCAATCCATGCGCCTCGGTATCAGCCGAGATCCGCAGGAGCCGCTTGTTCATGCGGCAGTTCGGACAGGAGATCCATCCGTCTTTCACTGGAACCAGTGTACCATGTTCTCGCCACAGTTGCAACGGTTTCGCCTCACTTTCTTTGATGTGTGTCTAATTTTCCACTAGATTTCAAGATAGAACGCGCGTGCGCGTCTTTAATTTAAATATAAAGCACTTCCCTTTTGGAGGATGTAGGCACCGTAGTAATACGACCCGAAGTCGTTGACCCGACTTCCCCGCGTGGCCCAGCTTACATCGTCTGGGATCTCGACCACACCGCTCTCATCCCGCCACCGCTCCGGAGGCGGCAGCTGGCGGCTGAGGTTTCGGGAGCAGCTCCACGGATGCCGTCCTACTGGGATCACGAACCCGTCAGAGCGTTCCTTGTTGAAGTACTCCGCCAGCCGTCTAAAGCCGCCGGTCTTCATCAGCACCGGCTCATCGTCCACCATACCATTCTTCCAGAGGAACCGCACCTCGGCCGGCGAGAACTCGCTGCCCCGCAGAACAAGGTGGACGTGGTAACGATGGTCGCCGTGCTTGCCCTCGATGCAGTAAATGTAATCAAAGGGCCGCCCGTTCCTCCATCGCTTCGCCCGGAGGAAGAAAGCCCGCAGCGTATTCCGAACACCGGCGAAGTTCTTCGGCAGATGCTCGTCATCATAGGTCAGGGTGTAGTGGTTCCCCTCATAGCCGAACAGCGCCAGCCGCAGTTCCAGCCGGTCCGCCTGACTCCGGCACACAGCCGAATGCGGCGAGCGGATGATTTCGTTCTTATCCCTGCGATCCTGCGGCGAATCATCTGAGGAGAGCCGAGGCCGCAGCGCCCGACACTCCTTTACCAAAGGGCCTGCCCGTTGTCGGCAGCAGAACCATAATTGCCTTGATTCAAAACTTTTTTCCATCAATTCTCACTTTTCGCTTGACATACTCGTACTAGTATGATATTATAATATCAGAAAGGAGGTAAACCGATGGATAAGAACAAAAAGAAAGCCCTAAAGCGATGGCTAGCAGTTGTGAAAGAAATCCTCGAATGGTTGGCACTCATCAGCGGAATTCTTTCATTTGTCTATACCATACTCCAGGGCTAGGAGGACGGGGCGAAAGCCCCTTCCTTCTCCACCCTCATCATATCACATCGGGAATCTTATGGTCAAGAAATTTCAAAGTGTTGCTGTGCTGGTGGTATTGCTGTCGAATCTGGCGCTCGCAGCCAAAATCGGTCTAAACCCCTTCAACGGCCTTGCGATCGTATGTGCCACACTGGCCCTGCTGTTGGGTTTCATGGGAGGAAAAACACATGAGTAAAACATCCACCGAAGTCAAACGCCGCTACAATGAAAAGACCTACAAACGCTGGTTCGCGGATCTGCGGATCGAAGAGTTTGAGCGCATCGAAAGTCTCCGCGGAGATCTGAGCCGCGCCCAATTTCTCAAGCAGCTGCTGGATGCCTATACTGCACACACCGGGCCGGAGGCATAACGCCTCCGGTCTTTCTCATTGCCTGCTGGCCGTTCGTTTCTCCCGCCAAAGAGGGCACACAAAATGAGGGTCTACAAACAGCCTGCCACTTGCGGGAGACAGCTGCAGCGCCTTACCGCACTGCAGCCGCTCATAAGTACCCATCGAGCCTCCGCAGTTCCAGCACTCTCTGACAGATTGCTGAGGGTGTTCTGTCTCTGCGGCCTTACTTTCCCGCAGTCGTGACCACATTCCCACACTGAACCTCAATCCACCAACTTCCCCGCCAGCCGCAGGACCTTCGCATCCATCTGCCGGCACACCTGCTCGTTGATGTCATATAGCAGCCGCATCTGTTCCAACATGATGGTGGCGTCGGCGATCTCCTCCGCCAGAGCCTCCATGCTGCCGAGGCCGTTCTGGACACGGGCCAGTTCCACGGCGACCTCACCCAGCTCCTCCAGCGCTTTCAGCGCCTGCGCCCGCAGGCCGTACCGAGCCTGTGCTTTTTCATAGATAACGACCCGCTCCTCATAACCGATCTGATTCATTGCTTCCCTCCTTGCAGCTTCGCCTCAACTTCTCGCTGGGGCGCAATGTATGTTGCATAGTACACGCCATAGTTCATGCCGTGAGCCCTCGCCTCGGCGGCCATGGCGATCAGCCCCTGATTGACCCGCTGCGGTTTCCGCCTCTTCAGCGGCTGCCGATTGCATTCAAGTCCGTTCTTCTGCCGCCACGCCTGCACGGTCTTTCTCGCAACGCCAAGTTCCTCCGCGAGCTGCTCATCCGTGCGACCGGAGGCGTGCAGCACGGCCGCCCTGTCCCAATCCGCCACGTTAACGGGGCCGCTGGGTGCCGGGTGGCAAGGCAGCCCCAGCTTGAGTCGCCAGTTCCGGACGGTCTGCTTGCTGATCCCGACCCGATTCGCGATATCCCGGTCAGGCAGTCCCTGATCATAAAGCTCCTGCAGGATGCTCCCCTGTGCGTTATCCATCAGAACCCTCCATGCCCCGCCACGTCCACTTGTCGCAGTCGCGGCAATCCTTGCACGGGCAGTCCGGATCGTGGCATTTCTCGCAGTCCAGATCGGCCGGCACACAGCGCGCACCGTCCTCCGTGAAGTTGCCACAGTACTCGCAGGGATCACCCAGCAGAGACTTCTCGAAATCCTCCAGCAGCCGCACCCTTTCCCGGCACACGGCGTCATAGTCCCGCCAGAGCGCCCCGTTGCGCTTACAGATGAACGCATTTGCCTTCGCCAGTGCTGCCAGAGCCTGCTGGTAATGCTCCAGCATATCTGCGGCCTCTCGCAGGATGGCACACCCGTGGGTGCTGCAGTTATGCTCGTGCCCGCACCCCAGACACACAAGACTCCCCGTCTGAACGCTGCATTTTCGCAGCGCCTCGACCATTTCTCTCCCATCCATCAAAACGGCAGTTCTCCTTTCTCTTCATCGGGCACCTCCTCAAGCTCCCGATCCGCTGCGGGTGTGTCGGAACCCGACCGCTTCGAGTCCCCAAAATAGACACTGTCCGCCACGACTTCGGCGCTCCGGCGCTTCCCGCCGTCCCGATCCGTCCAGTCCCGGATCTGCAGGCGCCCTTCCACCACGGCCATGCGGCCCTTGGTGAAGTACTTGCTGACAAATTCAGCCGTGCTCCGCCATGCCACAATGTCGATAAAGTCTGTCTCCTTCTCGCCGCCCTGAGTCTTATAGTCACGATCCACGGCAATGGAGAAGGACACCACCGCCGTACCGCTTTGAGTGCGGCGCAGCTCCGGATCGCGGGTCAGGCGGCCCATCAGAATAATCTTATTCAGCATGGTTCTCCTCCTTCAAATCCCGTGTTCTCAAATACAGATTTTCCGGCGCATAGCGCTCATCAAATGAGAGGATGTCCTCACCGCAGGCGCGGCGCAGCGCCCTGTCCACCTTCTCCTTGGTGAACCAGATCTCATCATCGTTGGCGCCGTCCTCCACGCACATCTGAGCATAGTCGATAAAGGTCTGCCGAAACGCCGTCTCAAAGGCAGCACACCGCTCAGGACCAAAACCAAACTCAGCATTCAGCGTGATCAGCGCCATGTCGAGGCTCTGCTGAAGGGTAAATCCCTTCATGCGCTCCACCTCCGCCTGCAGCTGGCGGATGGCGATCTGAGCGTTTTTCAACAGCACATAAGTATTCGGCTTACCCACGGCGCACCTCCTTCGGCGGTTCCGGCAGCGGCATCCAATGAGTCACGCTCTTGCAGCGGGTCCCGTAGACCCGCCACCAGCCATTCACATCACGCGCACCGAACTCCACAGACGGCCTGCCCCGAACGACCTTCCGGCAGACAAGCACAGGCGTCCCGAAGTCCGGCAGCCTGTCCGTCACACTGATCCAATTCTCCATTACCTCACCGCCTTCAAAACATCCACCGTCATCTGCACCAGATCGGCTCCGGTGGTCACGACCCGCTGGATGTACCCGCACTTGTGGCGCAGCACCACGGCCTCGCCCACCACAGCTCCGGCAGGATCACGACTCACCTCATAGGTCACCGACCGCACACCAACACATGATCTGTGCACCAGCGGCGACAAACAGTACATAACAAACAACTCTTTCTCAACGATTGATTTCTCGCTCATTCGCCCTCCTATGCTTCTCGCTCTCCGCCCGTCAGATAGAGATATCTGCGGTAGGAGGCCTTGTGGAAGCCCTCCACATCCCGCTCCTCCATCCGCCCTTTGAACTCGGTCGCCTTCCATGCGGCGACCGCATCCTCGTATTTGCCCCAGTCCTCGCAGTAGTCCCGGTTGTGGCAGTTGGGTGCCGCACTGCGCCGGGGACAGTTCCTCCCGCACGGCGGTTGCGGCCTGCTCATCTCAGCAGCACCACCAGCAGCGCCGCCAGCAGGAGCAGGAACCCGCCCCGCATCACGGCCGCCTTACGGCATTTCCTCTGCATTCTCGTCATAGAAACCTCCTTTTCCGTCTCAGGGTCTGAAGGGCGGTGCCGCCGGCAGCAAGGAGTAGTCTGCCGGTCTCCGCTCTATCACCGGAGTCCGCCACGGCACCGTCCGTCAGGCCCTGAGAGGGCCTTTTTATATTTTCGGGATTGTAACAAATTCGGAAGCACTCTCCAGCGGAGGACAGCTCCACAGCGGACTATCCTCCCGCACGATTCGCTGCATAAATGCCTGAAAGTGTCTGGCAGCTCCCTCATTGTGTTTTTTTAATTCCGCATAGTAAAGCGCGCATACCGATGCGATTTCAGAAGCCACCATGCCGACTTCGCCGTCAACCTCAAAACGCTCGATAGCAGGGGCGTTGATCCGAACATCAATCATATAAAACCCTCCGTTCCACCAGCGGCAGCCAGTGATCAAAATCCTCAAATTCCTCGCAGGAAAGCCCATCATTGGGGTCAATGAACGGGTACTGATCGTCCGAACCGCCCACGCAGCGGGCCAGCTGGTACTGGTACCCGCCCATCAGATTCTCGCAGGACAGCAAAACAAGCTCCCCTTCCTTCGGCCAGCAGCCACGCCCCAGCGGCTTCCAGAAAGCGGCGCTTTCGGCCGCCGCATCCGCCTCTGGCCGCACCACAGGCTTCAGTTCCTCCGTCAGTCCCAGCAGATAATCCGCACTGCAGTCCAGTTGCTGCGCCATCAGCTTCAGCGCCCCCAGATTGGAAGGCAGCACAGCGTCGGAGCTGTAGAAATACTCTTCCGTGGTACCGTCCGCGATCTTCCGCAGATCGGAAATCTTCCGGGCACCATAGCCGCTGGAGATCTTGTCTGTCAGCTCCAGTCCGGCTGCGTCTGCGGCCTTCAGAAGCCGCTGCGCTAGCGCAGCGTTGGCATCCCGAAGCTTCTTCTGCTCCCGCTGCCGCCGTTTCTCATCCTTTGCCTTCTCCAGTTCCCGCTCGGCCTTCCGTTCTCTGGCTTCATCCTTGGCAGCCTTACAGGCGCCGGAGCACTGATCTGCTCTGCAGCAGGTACAGCAGCAGCGACCCTCGCAGTACTGCCAGCTGTACTGACTTACCGCTGTGGCCTTCAGAAAGCCCTTCACGTTACTGCAGGGAAATCCGATGTCTGCCTGGCAGTTCTCCTTGGCAGCGAAGTCGTAGTATTTCTCTGCCATCTTCAGCAGGTTGTCTGCTCCTGTTCCGGGGATGATCTTCTTGGAACCCACAGCCTCGGCAATATCCCGCTGAATATCCTCCGGGATCCGGGCCAGCTTGTAGGCTGCGGAGGTATTCATTGCGCCGCTCTGAAACTGCGTCAGGAACGGCTCCTGAAGCTTGTCGCGGATCACCTTCAGCTCCGCCAGCTTGGTGGAGCTGACTTTGCAGGCCGCAGCCACCTGATCCCGCATCCGGCCGGGGAATTCAACGCCCTCCTGCTCTAGCTGATAGAGCAGCATCTCAACCCGCTCCGCCTGCTGGCTCAGTTCTGCGTCTGTCAGCCGACGGGTGGAACTGTTGGCAAAGATCAGGCGCAGCTCCCGCATGGCGTCAGAGCCGTCCTCCGACTCCACGATGCACGGTGCGGAGCGGAACTGTTCCAGTCCCTCAGACACCAGCAGGCTCAGCGCTCCGTGGCGCCGGTGACCGGACACGATGGTGTAGCGGCCCTCTTCGCCCTTCCGCACACGGATAGGCTGCTGCAGGCCGCACAGTTGGATGTTGGAAGCCAGTTCCGGCAGGTCCCGCAGTTCGTAGAAATTATCCTTATCGCCGTCCAGCAAACCGATGTCGATGTAGGTGATCGATTCTTTTCCGTGGTCGGTTTCCGACACATCGCTCAGGATCTGAGCGAATTTTCCGATATCAAACGCCATGAGCAGCCTCCTCCCCGATCAGTTCCCGTGCCCAGAGACGGTAGTCCAGACTGGCCGCGCTGCCAGGACTGTACCGCCCCACAGGCTGCCGCTCAAAGGTACTCTCCGGCACCTTCTCCGTCCGCCGGATCACCCGCTTGAACACCGGCACGCCCATGGAGCGCAGCAGCTGCTCGCCCTGAAGCACCACGTCGCTGTTGTGCCACTGGGTGATCAGCACACCGGCGATTTTCACGCCCATCCGCGCCCTCTGCAGGCTGGCGATCTGCTTCTGCATGTCCTGCACACCGGCGAGGGAGAATCCGTCCACCGTCATGGGGATCACCACCTCATCGGCGGCCATCAGAGCCGCCACGCTGGCCGTGGTGTAGCCCGGCGGGCAATCCAGAATGAAGAAGTCTGCCGCATCATCCTCGGCAGCCGCCTCGCAGAAATCCCGCAGCCGCTCCGGAGCGCTGATACCGTCCCGAATGGCCTTCAGATCCAGATCGTAGAGGCCGGAAGATCCGCAGAGCAAATCCAGCCGCGGGGCAATGGGCATCAGGTTCTCGCTCCAGACGGTTTCTCCGTCACCTCGCAGGATGTCCGCCACAGAGACCTGCAGTTCCGGGTCGAACTCCGGCAGATAAAATCTGGTCAGGTTCATCTGGCCGTCGCAATCCGCAAGGACTACACGATACCCGTACCGGCGCACCAGCACGTCCGCCAGATTGATGGCGGTCACGGTCTTCCCCACGCCGCCTTTGTTATTCATGATCGCAATCGTTCTCATTTTCGTCTCCTATCCCGACACGCCTTTCCTCGTGCCGTGAATCATGTTGATTTTTCAACCTCTTTCCCGAAGGGATTGTCCTCGCCGTCAGGCACCTCCTGCCAGGAGCTGCCGTCCGCCCAGAAACTGACCTGCCGGGGCGGCTGCTTCTTCGGCTCCGGCCGGGGCGAGATTCGCGCAAAGGTCTGCGTGTCGCCGTCAAAGGTCATGCGCATGGCAATGTTCGCCACGCCCTCCTTGTTCTTGGCCAGCTTCAGGGTGCGCAGCTTCGGCATCGTCTCGTCCTCGGCGTAGACCAGCATGACCACATCGGCATCCTGCTCGATCTGGCCGGACTGACGCAGCGAGGCCATGGTGGGTGCCGGTGTCTTTCCGTTTTTCTTCTCCGGGCGGCTCAGCTGGCTCAGAGCCATGATGTAAATACCGGTCTGCTGCCCCATCTCCTGCAGGTCACTGGAAATCTGGCTGACTCGCTCAAAGTCGCCGGTGTTCCGGCGATTCCGGTCACCACGGATCTTCTGCAGGTAGTCCACCACGATCAGATCGTAGTGGCGGGACAGCGCCACGGAGCGGATATCCGCCACCGTCATGCCGCTGGCGCCCACAAACTCCACCTTCGGCAGCAGCAGATCTGCCTGCATAGACACGATGGACTGAAAATCGTCCTCGCCCAGCTCATGGGTCTTGATCTTGCCGAATGGCACTAGCGTGGTGGAGGACACCATGCGGTCAAACAGCTTCTTGTCGTTGTTTTCGAGGTAGAAATACCCCACCCGCTTCTCCCGTGCGATATGCCGCACGAACTGGAGCGCCAGAGCCGTCTTACCCGCGGACGGGTACCCGCCCAGAACGATGAAGTCTCCCGGCTCCACGTGGACACGGTCATTCAGGGACGGGATGCCCCACGTCAGATAGTCCGTGGGCTTCCCGTCGGCGTGCCGGTCGAGGAACTCCTCATAGGCCTGCCGCATGGTTGTGATCCTGACGCCGGGCTTGCCGCAGTTCAGGGCGTTGATGGAATCCACCAGAGACAGCTGCTCGTCGAGATCGTCAGCCTCCGAGAGCTGCGCTCCCAGTTCAGCCAGCCGCATCTGCAGCGCCGACCGCTTGAGGATCTGAACATACTCCATCACATTGGCGCTGGTAACGGTGGCGTTCAGGATATTCGCCAACACCTCGTTCCAGTTTCCGCCAAGAGCGTCATTGACGGTCAGGCCGTCCACCGTGCGCCCCTCGCCATACAGCCTCCTGATGGCCTGAAAGATCATGCGGTAGCGGGGATTCGTAAACTCCTGATCGCTGACAGCCAGCAGGACCTCGCCGATCACCTCCGGATCGATCAGCATCGGCCCCAGCACCTGCGCCTGAGCATCAAAAGCCAGATCGGCCAATACTGCGCCCTTGCTCAAAAGAAGGTCACCCCTTCCTGCTCCTCCACCCGTGCCGCATCAGGCACCACCGGAGTCGGCAGCTCGTCCGGCTTCAGGGCGTAGACCGTCAGCCAATTGTTCTTCACGGCCTTGTCCAGCATCAGCAGCTTGACGCGCCGGTCGCCGCCGGAGTGGGTGTTCAGATCCCGCAGGATTCCGTCGATGGTGCGAACCGTCTTGACGGCCTTCTTCGCCCCCAGCGCCTCATGTCGGTTGAGGCACAGGCCCAGCACAGCATCCGCCAGCCCTACATCCCCGTCCGCGTATTCGGCGATTCGCTTCATCACATCCGCGGGGGGTAGGGGGGACTTTAAGTCTTTATTATTTTTATCTTTATTATTTTGTGTCGGGTTTCCCGTTGACGGTTTTTCCGTTGTCGGGTTTCCCGTTGTCGGGTTTCCCGACAACGGTGCCGCTTCGTCCTGCAGAACGAACACATTTTTGGAGAATTTTCCGTCCGTTCCGTGGGACTGTTCCTTCACCAGATACCCCACATCAAGCAGTTCCTTCAGGCCGCTGCGGATCTGATCCTTGCCCGTCCCCGCCTTTCTGGCGAGGCCGGAGATGGTATACTCCCAGTTCTCCGGCAGGCTTGCCATCAGCAGGATCAAGCCCCTCGCCTTCAGGCTCAGCCGCTGATCCTGCGCGATGTCTCGCAGTACCACCGCGAACCCCTTTTTGCGGCCGGATCTGAAGACGCTGTCCGCCACTCACTTCACCTTCCCTTCAACACTCTGCGCCTCTTGGCCGGAGCCTCGATGGCGTCAATAATCCGAAACAACTGCCACGTCAGCGCGGCCACACCCAGGCAAACGAAAAAGAACGTCCAACCGCTCACAGGGAAACACCTCCTCCCTGCAGGATCTGGGACTTGCTTTTTCGTGCCGATGTGCTATAATAATTCATGCAATCGTTCTCGGTCGCGAGGCCCTGAACAAAACCGCTTCGATGTTCCCGCATCGAGGCGGTCTTTTTTTGTCCCTTTGGCCACTTCACGGCCAGCGCTGCGTCCACGATGCCGTCCAGATCGGCCACGATCTCGTCATATTCGTCCCGCTCGGCCTCATCGATGATGCCGTCCTCCGCAATGGCCAGCAGCTGCCGCGCCCGGCACCGCTCGTTGAAGTGCAGCACCCGATTCACCAGCGTCAGCACCGCCAGCGGCAGCTCCCTCGCCGTCAGCTCCGGCAGGATCACCAGCGCCTCATCTGCTTCCCGCAGGTACTCAATGCCCAGCCAGTTGGCCTCCAGCGCCTCGCAGATCCGCGCCATGGTCGCCTGCGGCGGCAGCCGGTCTCCATACTCATAGGCCCTCCAGCTTTCAATGGAGACTCCGCTGGCCTCGGCAGCGGCCTCCTGTGTCATACCTGCCTCCTGACGGGCAGTCCTGAACGAAATTCTGTCATTTCCCGACATGGTCTTCTCCTCCTTTTCGTGATATGGTTCAAGCAGCCACTCCCATGGCCCGCGCCACTTCCTCCGGGCTGAACTCCAGCGCCCGGAACAGGCGGCACAGCTCCTCGTACTGCCATTTCCGGTGACCCAGACGCCGCTGGCTCAGGCTGTTTCGGTTCAGCCCCAGAATGGCGGCCAGCTGCACATCGGTCTTGATGCCCTTCTCGGCCATGTTGATGTCGATCAGCCGGTTAAAGGTCTCCAGCTGCTTCACGGGGTTGAAGATGAACTTCTTCCCCAGCTTCGTTGCCGGCATGGTCAAACCTCCTCCCTGTCCGTCACCAGCATCCCCAGCAGATAGCGGATGCGGTCGATTTTCTCACGGGCGCTCAGATCTGCATCCTCGCAGATGGCCTCCACAGTGGCGATGGCGTGATACGGGCCGAGGGCCTCGCAGCGCTTCGCTGCCGCCACCAGCTGCTCTCTCGTCTTCTGATCCATAGGCTTCCTCCTTTCATGCGGTGGTCTGTTCTTCTCTGCCATACAGGGCATCAATGGTGCAGTGGAACAGATCTGCCAGCTTGGGCAGATGTTCCGCTCTGGGGCTGGCGGTGTTGCTTTCCCAGTAGGCAACCGTAGAGCGGTCAACCTTCAGCTCTTCGGCAACTGCCTGCTGAGTTAGGTTCGCAGCCTGACGCAATTCCTTGATTCTCACCTAATCCTCCTCTCTGTTTTGTGAAGTTTCTTCACATTTCGGATTATAGGCGAAACATCTTCACTTGTCAAGGCATCTTGTGAAGTTTTTTCACATCTATTGAAATGTGAATTTGTTTCACATACAATGAACGCAGAGGTGAAGCTATGGAACAACTGAAAGTTTTAAGAAAACGGGAAGGCATGACCCAAGCTGAAGTTGCTGCCAAGCTGGGGGTTGATCGTTCTACATACGCAAAATATGAAACCGGTCAGAGCGAACCCAACTTTGAGATGATTCAAAAACTGGCCGTCCTATTCAGCGCGTCAACCGACTTCCTCATAAAAGGCGCCGGTGCAGTAGCAGCGCACGGCGGAATCAAAATTCCCGTTCTCGGTGATGTGGCCGCAGGCCTCCCCATCGAGGCCGTGGAAAACATCGTGGACTATGAGGAGATCGACGCATCTCTGGCGGCTACCGGCGAATTCTTCGGCCTGCGGATCAAAGGCAGCTCCATGGAGCCGCGGATCCGTGAGGGCGACGTGGTCATCGTCCGCAAACAGGAAGACGCCAGCACCGGCGACACCGCCGTGGTACTGGTCAACGGTGACAGCGCCACCGTAAAGCGCATAAAAAAAGAGCCGGACGGTGGGCTTTGGTTACTGCCCAACAATCCGGCATACGATCCGCAGCACTACTCCCCCGCCGAAGTGGCCGAGAAACCCGTCCACATCATCGGCAAGGTCGTGGAACTGCGAGGAAAATTCTAAAACGGTCGGATTCCGACACGTAGAGAAAGAGAGGTGTCAGGCATGGGCCTGCGCTTTAGAAAATCTGTGAATCTTGGCCCCTTCCGGGCCACGTTCAGCAAGTCCGGCGTCAGCACCAGCGTCGGCACCAAAGGCTACCGTGTGACGAAGCTGGCCAACGGCAAAACCCAGACCACCGCTTCTATCCCCGGTACCGGCATCTCCCACGTCACCGTCAGCGGCGGCAGCGGCAAGCAGCCGAAAAAGAAAGGCAAGGGCGGCCTGATCGCCATCCTCGCTGCGGTTGTGCTACTCCTCGCCATGATTGGCGGCTGCTCCTCCAGCGACAGCAAGGAAGGCACGCAGGGCGGTTCCCGCTCTGAGAATCAGGTGGAGGAAGTAACTGAAACCACGGAAACCGCTCCGGAGGCAACGGAAGTCGAAGAAGCGGAGCCTGCCCCTGAACCTGCACCGGAACCTGAACCCGAGCCGGAGCCCGCTCCCGAACCGGAGCCGGAACCTGAGCCTGCTCCCGCACCGCAGCCCGAACCCGAACCGGAACCCGAGCCGGAACCGGTGCCTGCTCCCGCACCGGAGCCGGAGCCTGAGCCGAAGCCTGCTCCCGCACCGCAGTCGTCTCAGACCACGGCCGAAAACGCCAACGTCATCGGAAACAAGAACTCCTTCGTCTACCATGAACTCAGCTGCGGCTCCGTGGCCAAGATGAAGGACAAGAACAAGGTCTACTTCGAAAGCTCCGAGGCTGCCCGCGCTGCTGGTTACGACCCCTGTCAGAATTGCCATTAAACAAAAAGCCGCCCCTGGCGGGCGGCTTTTTCATCACAGCGCAATCGAACATACGTTTCAATTTAACTAATATTCAATTCTCTTTTGAGCGCGTTCTGCAAAACAGTAGAGAAATTAACTCCTTGCTTCTCTGCTAAAGTATTCAACCATGTGGGGATTGTCAGTGTCTTTTTAACTGCTTTGTTGTTATACAGTTTTCTGTACTCAAGTGTATCGCAAAAAATCATAGATACAATCGCATCATCACTCGCCTGCAGCATACGAATATCAGATGGATCAGGGATTACTGTGCCATTCTCTTCCATATCATAAAGCATTAAACAAAGTGCATCTTTGGCCATTTCCATTGCGTCCGGTAATGTGTCACCACAAGTTACACAACCCTCAATATCAGGAAATTCTACAGAATAAACTCCATCCTCTTCAACAAATATAGCTGGGTATGCATATTTCATAATTAACCACCAATCCAAACCTTTACAAACTCTTGCATAATTAACCTTTGCATCTATCTTGTATATATTTATGGATGCGCACGGGATTTATTCAATCCCGGCGCTTCGCATGATCGACTTCATCGTTTTAGTCGGAACATCTGTACCGTGTCGAGGTACTGTGAACGACTTCCCGGTCTTCTCGCTGATCCATACCTCATGGCTTCGACCCTCTCTGGAAAGATGACAGCCATTCTGTCTCAGCAGTTTCTTTAGTTCGCTTATTTTCAAGCACGTCCCTCCTTCTGATAATAATATAGCACGTATTCGCACGTATGTCAAGCATTTTCTACGTATTCACACGTATTTCTTTTTTGTTGCGGAGGAAGTATGAAAATCCCTGAACCCCGAAAACTGACGTCCGGAAAGTGGTTCATCCAGCTGCGCCTCGGCGGTGAGAGCATCTCCGTCTCCAACTGGGACAAGGCCGCCTGCATCCGGGAGGCACGAGCTATCAAGGCAGAATACCTCGCCGGAAGACGAGCCGCTCCGGAGCCGGAGAAGGTCAAGGCGCCTACTCTGTCAAACGCCATTGACGCCTACATCAGCGCCCGCAGCAACACCCTCTCCCCGCTGACGATCCGCGGGTACCGCATCATTCAGGAAAACCGATTCAAGACCACCATGCCCCGCCATTTGGACGAGATCCATCCGACGGAATGGCAGACCATCGTCAACACGGAGGCGGCGCTGTGTGCGCCCAAAACCCTCGCCAACGCCTTCCGCTTCGTCTGCAGCGTCGTTCTGGCCACCACTGGGGAGAAACTCCCGGACGTCACTCTCCCCGCCTCAGCGCCCTCCACAAGGCCGTTCCTGACGCCCGACCAGATCAAGGTATTCGTGCAGGCCGTCAAGGATACCCGCTACGCCGTGCCGGCGCTGCTGGCGCTCTCCTCGCTGCGCATTTCCGAGATTCAGGCACTGCGCTGGGAGGATATCCCGCCGGAGCCAGACTTCATCCGCGTGGCCGGTGCCGTGGTCTTCGACGAGAACAACAAGTACCAGCGCAAGACGCAAAACAAAAACCGAACCTCCACCCGCAACGTCCCCGTGCTGATCCCGGAGCTGGCGGCTGCCATCGAGCGGGATCGCAAACCGGCCGGGCCGGTGCTGGATATCTCCCAGAACAGCCTGCGGACGGCCGTCCACAAGATCTGCGCCGCTTGCAACCTTCCTGCCGTTGGAGTCCACGGCCTGCGGCACAGCTTCGCCTCCCTCGCCTATCACCTGAAGATGCCGGAGCGCATCGCCATGGAGATCGGCGGCTGGTCTAATCCCGCCACCATGCACCAGATCTACACCCACATCGCCCAGAGCGACATCCAGCGGTACAAGACCGCCATGGCTGAATTCTACGGCATGGTGGAGCCGCCGAAAGATTCAGAAAGCACTTAGCATTTCAGTTAGCATTTCATTTCACTTTTACGGAGAAAACCGCCCACAAATGAGAGAAGGGCGCTCCCTGACGGAGCGCCCTTCAAATACCGCAAACCATTGGAAACAAAGAAAAAACCTCGGAACCGTTGAGATTCCGAGGTTTTCTATTTGGCAGCGGGTGAAGGATTCGAACCCTCACATACAGAGTCAGAGTCTGCTGTGCTACCATTACACAAACCCGCTATATCCGTTCACCGCAGCGAACAGATATTA